GGGTGCTCATGGCCGCGCTCGACTTCGGCACCCAGCACCCCACCCGGGCTTATGCGCTCGGGATCGGCCCCGACTGGCGCGTCCCGGTGACCCCCGAAATGTCGTCGATCGACCTGCCCCGGGTGCTGTACGTCCTGGCGGAGTTCGCCCCCGAGCTGAACCTCTCGCCGGGCAAGCAGAGCACGCTGTTCCGAGGTTGGCTCAAGGCGCTCGAGGGCGACTGGGGTCGGCCGGAGTGGGTGGCGGTTGACCCCGCCGCAAAACACTTCCGGTCCCAGCTATTCGAGGACGGGCTCGACACCATGGCCGCACACAACGCCAAAGATTCAGGCATCCAAACCATATCGTCGCTCCTGGCCGTAAACCGGATCGCCGTGTCGAGCGACTGCCCCGAACTGATCGAACACATCCCCGGCTACCTGTGGGACCCCAAAGCCGCCGACCGGGGCGTCGACGAGCCGATCAAGGAGAACGACGACGAACTCGACGCCTTCCGGTACGCGGTTTACACCTCGCGTCGGTCCTGGCGTGACCTGATCCCGGTGTCGGTGGCGCAGGAGCATGCCCCGGGGACGCGCGACGAAGAGTACGAGCAGGCCGCATGACCTTGTGGTAAGATGAGCCCCGACGTTAGGAGCCTCACGAATGCCGCTTCCCAGTAACAACACGGCGTGGCCCCCGACCAGCGACCTCCCCCGCTACCAAACCATGCGGACGAACTCGATCTGGTACGAGGGCGACCCGGCGAAGCTGTCGACGCTGTACGCGGGCGGCACGGTCGAGTCGGCCCCCGCCGGTGCAACCCACGGCATGGCCGGTCGGATCTACCAGACGGTGAAGCGCTGGTTCTGGGGTGTGCAGACGGCCGAAGGCGAACGCGACACCAAGATACACGTGCCGATCGCCCAGGACATCGCGACCCTGTCGAGCGAGCTTCTGTTCGCCGAGTTCCCGCTGATCAAGCTCGATGTCCCCAAGATCGAGAAGGTTAAGGAGGCCCCGGCGGTGTCGCCGGTCTCCGGCACCCTGCCCCCCGACCCGATCACCGGCGAGATTCCCGAGCCCGGCGCACCCCCGACCGTACCCGGCACCGACGAGGTCGCCACCGAGGTCGTGGACGACCCGAAGGGCATCGAGGCCCAGCAGACCCTCGAGTGGCTCCTTGACCGGATCGGTCTGCAGGCGACCCTCATGGCGGCGGCGGAGACACAGTCCCCGCTGGGTTCGGTCGCGCTCCGAGTGGCGTGGGACAAGGGCATCGACTCGAAGGCCCCGTTCGTAACCCGGGTCGACGCGGACGCGGTGATCCCCGAGTACAGGTGGGGAAAGCTGGTCGCAGTGACCTTCTGGACGACCATCTTCGTCAAGGACCAGATCTACGTGCGCCACCTCGAGCGGTATGAGGCCGGGGCGGTCTTCCACGGGGTCTACGAGGGCACGAGCGACAACCTGGGGCACCGGGTACCCGTGACCCAGTACGAGGCCACCGCGTGGCTCGGAGAGCCTGGGGTGCTCAACGGCGACGAGCTGGTGGGCGTCCCCGAAGAGACCCTCCTGGCGACCTCGGTCCCCAACAAGCTCCCGGACCCGTCGAACCGGCAGGCCGCGATCGGCGCGAGTGACTTCTCGCCGGGCGTCCTGACCCTGATGGACGCGGTCGATGAGATTGCCACCTCGCTGATGCGCGACATCGACCTGGGCAAGGGTCGGGTGTTCCTGGCGCGGTACATGCTCGAGGACCAGGGGCCCGGCAACGGTGCGACTTTCAACGAGGACCAGCGTTACTTCTCCCCCCTGCGGGTGTCGCCCTCCGACGACGAGTCGAACCTGCCGATCATGGCGTCCCAGTTCCAGATCCGAGTCGACGAGCACCTCCGCGCTATCGAGTGGTACTCGGCGAAGGCTGTTCGCGCGGCGGGGTACAACCCGGACGCGGACTACGGGGACGACGGCGGCGATATGACCGCCACCGAGTACACCGGCAAGAACCGGCGTTCGTTCTCGACCCGCTCGAAGAAGATCCTTTACTGGCGAGAGGCGATCACGACCCTCGTGGAAGCCCTGATCCGGGTGTTCAACCAGGAGTTCGCGGTGGCGGCGGGCAAAACCCCCATCCCCGAGGACTTCCCCATCTTGGTTGAGTTCCCCCCAGCCGCCCGTCCGGACATTAAGATCCTGGCGGAGACCGCTTCTCTGATGAAGTCGGCCGAGTCGGCTTCCACCCGGGTCAGGGTCCAGCTCCTACACCCGGACTGGGACGACACGCAGATCGACCAGGAGGTCGAGATTATCCAGTCGGAGGCGAAGGCGTCGGCGACGATCGACCCGGCGACCTTCGGGTTGGCTCCCGCTGGGGGCGACGAGCCCCCGGGGATCAACACCCCGTCCCCGTTCGAGGGTGAAGTCCCGGCCCAGCCGTGAGGTTCGCGATCGTGGCGTGGCACGGGTTGATCCGTAACCACGTGATGGGGTATTCGAGCGGATCTGGTAAGCTGGCACTCTACTGCGGGTGTGGGGGGAGGTGGGTGTTCGATGCCAGTGAGCCCCACGCCCGATGACGCCTACTACTTCGAGATAGCCCAGGCGTACCAGCAGGCCGAGCTGGACATCTTGACGCAGATCAAGGACCGGCTCGCCCGTGGGGTGACCCTGACCGACCAGGAGTGGGCCACCTCGAGGTTGGCCGAGACCCAGGTGATGCGGCGTGAGACCACCGCCCAGCTTGCCAAGGTCAACCGGTCCATGGCGTCGTCGATCAACGGGTCTTTCGGGTCGGCTTACAAGGACGGGGAGGTGGCGGCGCTCAAGGACGCCACCGCGTACCTGCCCGGCAAGCCCACGGCGGTATCCTCCGACTCGAGGCGACGGTCCGTCGAGGCGATCGCACGTGAGAACACCGCCCGGACGGCCCAGACGATGGGCGGGATCCTCCGGCAGGCCGAGGACGACTACCGGTCGACGGTGGCGGATGTGGTGCGGCGGACTGCGGCGGGCTCGGTGGACCGGCGGACGGCTACGGACCGGGCGCTCAAGGCGAGCTTCGGCAAGGGGCTGATGACCGGACCCCCGAACTCGAGGGGCGTTCGGATGTCGCTCCCGGACTACATCACGATGTCAACCCGCACGGGGGTCGCCAAGTCGATGATCGCCGGGCACCTGGACTCGCTCGGGGCGAACGGGGTCGACCTGGTGTTTATCTCGCCGGGCCCGCGCCACTGCGAACTGTGCGATGACTGGGCCAACGTCGCCTTGCATCGGGTCTCCGGCCCCCGGGGGTTGATGTTCGTCGACTCGGTCACCGAGGACAAGCAGGTCGGGGTTCACGTGCTGGGCTCGCTGGACGACGCCCGGAACGCCGGGTGGGGTCACCCGAACTGCAGGTGCTCCGTGGGTGGGTACTTCCCCGGCGCGACCGAGAAGGACCTCCCGAAGCCCCGCCCGAAGTGGGACGAGAAGGGTTACCTTGCCCAGCAGGACCAGCGGCGGCTCGAGCGTCAGATCCGCGATGCCAAACTGCGGGCGGCGCTGTCCACCGACCCCGACGAGAAGTCCAAGGCCGAGCGCGAGGTCCGCCTGAACCAGGCACACCTGCGGGCGCACCTCGACGCACACCCCGAGCTTAAGCGTCAGCCGCGCCGGGAAGCCCTTCCGCCGACTTCGGGGGGCTCCACCCCTACTCGTACCCCCCGGACGCCCCCGAAGCCCAGGGAGACCCCGCCGAAGGTCACGGAGACCCCTCCGAAGCCCAAGACGGCTCGTCCGTTCGATCTGGACGAGGTCACGACCTCCAAGGTGGCGTCCGAGCGGTACTCGGAAGCGGCCCAGAAGTCGGGCTCGAGGGCGAACGAGCTTCGGCAGGCGGGCAAGACGGACGGCCCCGAAATCTGGGACGACGAGGTTTACAAATACTGGAACGACCACCGGCAGGCGTGGCGCGACAAGATGAACACCCTCGCGTCGGAGGAACGACAGGTCAAGCTGGCGGCGGCGAAGGCGCGCAAGGCGGAGAAGGCGGCGGCGGCGAAGATCGCCGGGCAGTTCGACCCGGACAACCCGCTCAAGATCTACGGCAACCGCCTGGTCGACGAGTCCAACGACCGGATCACGGCGAAGTGGAAGGAGGATATGCGGGAGGGCATGACCCCGACCCAGCACAAGGTCCTCGCGAAGTTCTTCCAGGGCACCCCGGACGGTGGCGTTTACCTCGGCGGCACCGGCAAGGCCGTGCCGCACCTCGACAAGATGCAACACCTCGCCAACGTCCGGCCGCGAGGATACCCGGCGGGGATGACGTGGAGCGACTCGGGCGGGGCGTATGTCCCCAACGGTCGTAAGGTGATCGTGGGCGACCCGAAGAGG